GTTTTATTTGATGATGAAAGTCTCCCAATTGAAATAATGACAGACCTTATTTTTGAAAATATTGGAGGGCACGAATTAATAAATGTAGCACGAAATGATATTGTTAATGGACAACAGGTTTCGTATCAACCAATTAAAAACCTTTCATCAATTCAACAGCAGTATAATCCAAACAATATTCTTAGCCTTCAGTCTACTTCAGATAAATATTTTGCTAATTTTTCTATCAAACTTGAAAACAAAATTCCAGATCCAGGAACAGGGCCTAATGGCAAACATGTTTATTTAGATGATGATACAGGCAACATGATTATAGAAGCAATAAATCTTGAATCTGATGAGCAAATTCAGGTAGAGATAACCACAAGTGGTACAATATATGAAGCGGAATTTGGAGAAGTAACCTCTTGATAACTAACACTGGCAAGACTATTATTGGTAAGTATATGCTTGGTCAGGCCCCTGCCTATGCGTCATTTTTGGCTGTTGGTTGTGGACCTACCCCGCTAGAAACTGGCGATGTAGCAGATGACTTTGCAACAAAAGAAAACCTTGATTTTGAAATGTTTCGTGTGCCAATTTCGTCTAGAGGGTTTGTAAATGAGAACGGTATAAATAAAATAGTTTTAACAGCAGAACTACCAACAGAAGAAAGATATGAAATATCAGAGGTAGGGCTATATTCTGCAGGATCAAATCCATCTGCTGGAGCCTATGACAGTAAGACAGTGTTTGCATTTACTACTGGAGAAAATTGGCAATATCAAACAGGAGCATCAGCGACTGCTATTGATGTTGTTAGTGCACCGCTAGATGATCCAAATGATGATAATGTTATTGCTGTTGCAGATACCGTTTTTCAAACAAATGCAGACAATTCTATTTTCTATAAAGCATCTCGTGCAAACAGATATGAAAGATGTAGATTTTTAAATAACATAATCTTAATTAGAGGAGATGAAGCAGACCTCACTATAAGTACTGAAAGTGATGATACTCTTGATCACTTTGTAATTGAGGAAGGATCAAATCATATTCGTTTAACTGGAGCAAATGTAGATTTTACCAGAAACTCCCCGATTGATGAACTTAGACTAGCATTTTCAATAGTAAGTAAAACTGGTAACTCTTCTGTAATTCCAGAAATAGTTAGAATATTGGTTGAGTTTTCTTCAACAGATGGCAGCGAGTTTGCAAGGTTTGAGGCAGAAATAGAACATGGAAGTTCTGGAAACTTAGACAATGCAATTGCAGACTTTGAAACAAATAGATATTTTGTAGTTTCAAAACAATTACAGGATCTGTATACTACTTCAGGATTTACTTGGGATTTAGTAACTATAGTTAAAATTTATGCGTGTGTTATTACAGATGAAAGTGGAGAGTTTGATGTTCCTTCTAACAATTATTATATTGCTTTAGATGCTATGCGACTAGAAAATATTGCAACGACAAACCCGCTTTATGGATTAACAGGATACTCAGTTATTAAAAATGACAATGCTGAAACTATTATTAAGTCTCCTAATACTAGTAACTATGTTGAATTTAGATTTTCAGTTGGAGTAACATAATGGCTGTAAAAAAAGCAATTGTTTTAAAAGAAGAATTGCCGCCAGTTAACTCTGACACGGTTGCATACGTTCTAAGGTACAGAATCATTTCTGAAGATAAAAACAGAACTTCTCAATGGTCTCCAACGTTTGTTACTAATACTGTTCCAATTTCTGCTGTAACTGGAGCAGTGCAAGTTTCAACATCAGTTATTAGCGCAGTTTGGGGAGATGAATTAAATAGGCCAAAGTATGATGTTTTTGTTGGATTTGATGGGGCTACACCAACTTATCATGGCACCACCCCAATTCATTCATATCAATTTATTAAAACTGGAACAACCAATGTTCGTGTAATTATTCAAGTAGAGTCGTCTGCAAAGACACTAAATGATAATCTTGATATTTACAACTCTGGTCTAGTTTCTTTGGTATAATTAAATAGGAGGCATAAATGGCAAAAATACCGTTACCAGAACGTGGTCAACCTTTAGATGTTCCATATATCTATAAATTAGTTGACACAGTAAATCAATTGTCTACTGAAGTATCTTCAGCAACATTTAACTATGCAACAATTGATACAAGAACTGCTGGAAAACAAAGTGCAAAAACTTCAGAAACAAGAATAGTTGGAGGCTATGTTCCAGTAGTTGCAACTCTTTCTACGGTTTCAGCATCAACAGAAAAGACGTTTTTTTTAGAGTTTACAGATTTTAAGTTTGCACCAATAGTGTCAGCAACACTAGAAAATATTGGCGGCACCCCTGCTGGTAAAAATGTAAACGTTATTTTAACATCAGTAACAACCTCAAGAGTAGATGGATTTGTTAGATTCGGTGAATCTGGAAATCTAGCCATAGCAGTTAATTTAATAATTGTTGGCATTCCTAATTAAAATTAAAGGTGGGCATGATTTTTTGTAAAAAGTGTAAAGGTCGCATGTTTGTTGACAGACAGTATAGCAGCATAGATCACTTAGAAACATTCTGCATATCATGTGGTTATCGTGTATTTTTTCACCCTCCGTCAGAAAGTGGGCAAGGTAGATGGATACTGCAAAAGGAAAAATCCAGAGCCAACAATACAATAACGACCCTATAATTAAGGGCAGTAAAAAACTTTGGTTTTTAAATAAAGACCTTGTACGTTTATACCATAGTTCTCGTTCTACTGGAATGGTTACGTTTTATAATATTACTAAAGATAGACTTGAGACTTGTCTTCGCACAGATTTTAGACGGAACAGGCAAAGAGTTTACACTGTATCCCAGACTGCTAAGTTAATTAATCGTCATAGAAAATATATGCCAACATTAATTAAAAATGGAATTATACCACCACCAGTTGGTGCAAAGTTGAACGGTGAAAGAGGTTGGCAAATAAGGTCTTACTACTCAGAAGATCACATAAGAGAGATTCGTGCTATACTGGGATCTAGACATATTGGGCAACCAAGAAGAGACGGATTAATAACAAATAATAGTATTCCTACAAGCCAAGAGTTGACACGACGAATGGGTGACGGTATACTTACATATACGAAGACCGAAGATGGAAGATTTATTCCTGTTTGGTCTGAGAACATTTAAATTCAAAGATAGGTGGGGTAATGGAAAACGAAAATACAAAGGTATCAGTAACACTTGGCTATACACTTAATCTGGGCAACTTTCAATCATTAAGACTTGATCTTGGGGTAATTGACTCTAAGCGTGATGGTGAAAATACAGAACAGGCTTTTGACAGGGTATACAAATTTGTTGAAGACAAATTAACAGAAAAGATTCAAGAAGCACAATCAGAGGCTGATAGCAACGACTAATGGCTGAGCGCAAAGACCGTATGGCTTTGCTTAGCAGATACAGTAAATTGCACACAGCAAAGTACGAGCAGAAGCCATCTTTAAATTTAAATGTAGAGCAGTGGGCAGCAGACTCACTTGTTGAATCATATGGGATAGGAGTATGTTATGACTTATTGGATTATTATTTTAATATCTCTATGTCTCCTTCTTGGAGTTACTTTGCATACAATGCGGAAAAAATATTACAGGGAAAGATAGAATCAGAGCAAGATAATTACGAAAGACAAGAGCGCAGGAAATTAGCAAGAAGGTGGCTTAGTGAATAATATAGAAGCAAAGGTTATCTCAGCACTACTACAAGATAAACAGATGCATGTGCTATTACAGGCTAACGTAGAAAACCTTCTTAGGACTCATAACGATGTATGGAATTTTATTCGTTTATATTTTGATAATAATAGTGCAGTACCACCAGTATCTTTAGTAATAGAAAAATTTAGAGATTTTCAGCCAATAGAGGGTGTGGGCGCTACTAAGCATCACCTTGAAGAATTACAAACAGAGTATCTAAACGAGAGCCTCAAAGACATCTTAAGGTCAGCAGCAGGCGAAGTGCAGGTAGGCAACGGTACAGAAGCACTTAATGGACTTATTACAAAAACCTCTGAGTTAAAGAAAAACACTTCTGCTATACGCGATATTGATGCTACGGATCTTGACTCTGCCGTTGCATATTTTGAAAAGATTCAACAGCAAAAATTAACTGGTCAAGTTGGAATTAAAACAGGTTTGCCAGGATTTGATAACTACCTTCCTTCTGGAATTATGCCAGGACAACTTGGTGTGTTTCTTGCTTATCCAGGAATTGGCAAGTCTTG